AGTTTTTGATTGTTTATGCGGGATTGTAATTGAGCCATATTACATTACCGCGGGTTAAAAATATTTTTTAAGGGTTCTTGTGTATTTTCATTTGTAGTGTAGTTAGGTTAATGATAATATTTGTAATTATCCCCATGACAATAGAATATTATAATTATGAAATTAGTTTATTTATTCAATTTTTACGGCCGTTCCTTGCACTTCGCATCTAATGATATCTCCTTTAGCCGAACGAACTGCAATCATTTGATAATTAACTATTCCGTTGGCGTTGTGTTTCTGGGCTTCCCGTACAGCTTTTCCTATCACGTATTCTTCAGTAGGAGTATATATAGAGCTTCCATCATATTGTTTGGCGGGAGAAAGCCCAGATTTTATTGCTTCCTTTGATTTTCTTCCAGCATAAAAAACAAGTTGTAAATCCGCTACAGGTACATAGCTTTTTTCCTTTATGTCAGTTCCTATTGGGTAAATACGGAATCCGGATTGTACATATTTACTATAGTCAGCAACATAAATATGTTCAGAGTATTTCGGAGAGCAAGCCCCCAATGCTAAAAAGGGTAGTAATAGAAATAACTTTTTCATGTTGATTGGTTTTTGGTTTGTAATATAAATCTGTTATCTATTTTTGAGTATGTCTATAGTTTCTCTTAAAGAGTCTATTAGATCATTTTTTGTTGTTATGGTGTTTTTTAGGTACATAACTTCAGCTTTTAAACTCTCATTTTCCCTTTTTAGAGTGTCAAGCATAGGAGTGGTTGACTCCGTTGTTATTACCTCTATTTCTCCATCTGGTTTTATTATTTTTTGTGTTCCGGCATCAGGTAAGGCAACATTAACCACATTACCTGTTTTAATGTTATTATGGTTACCTTGTCCAATGATATTGCCATCACCTTGATTAATGTTAACCCCAATAGTGTTTTTCTTGAGCATTTCGCCTTCATCTCGTAAAAGCCACTCAGTAGACATATCTCCGTATATTCTACTAATTTTCATTGCTATGTCAGCAGATATACTTTTCGTTTTACCCCAATAGCCCTTAGATAGTCCGGCATCTGCCTCTAATCTATATACACTAATTCCTTTATAATCAATGTATTTTTGAATTTTTTCTTTTATGGTCATACTATTGTCTACTAATAAAGGTTAATTAATAGAGTATAATCTACTAAATATTTGCATAGTAGAATATAGTCAATTATCTTTGTCGCATCAAAGTTAATCAATCAACAAATAAATAACAAATTTAAAAGATAGAATTATGAAAGCAACAAGTTACAAGAAGAATCACAAGCCAAATGAATTCTACGTAAAGAAGTCAAGAGGCTATTATATGATAATAGATGGCTATGATAATAGCATGGCATCTTTAGAGGCAACAGAAGAGGCGGCTAACAAGATGGCGGCAGAACTCAATGCAATGAGAGGCAAGAGATTAAATATAGTATAAGTATAACCCGCGCCCCTTTGGGCGCATAATTCTACGCTAAAATGGAAACTAACAAACGTAAAAGAGGGGAATTGAAAGCCCTATTAAAAAACATGAAAGTGGGCGAAGAATTAAAATTTGCTCGCTCCAAAAGAAATTCAGTAAGACCTACATGTTCAAATCTAGCATATGATGAAGGAATGAACTTCTCTACACGAACAGATGGTGATAGTTTATTTGTGAAACGTGATAAATAATAGATAATTAAACAATAAGGAGAACTAACAATGACTACAGGAACAATTATCTTTTTAACATTAATTGCTGCCCTCGTGCTGGTACTTGGAGTGGCTGTCATTTGGCAATGTTGCAATATAAGGAACTTAATCGACGAATCCGCAAAAGAAAGTCGGAATGATATATATGAGACCTATAACAGTTTAAGGGATCTGTTAGTGGAGTATGTCGACGAATTGAAGAAAGATCTTAGCCCCGACTCAGAGAACGCATCTAAATCCAGCCTCTGTCCTCTGGATTTAGATAGCACACGGAGTCTCCGTGACTGCTTGGAGGATATTTGTAAGTTCTACGGCATTCCAGTACATCTCTTAGCAAGGGGAATGCAAGAAGCGGGAAAAGAGCTTAATCTCAAATCAGAGAGTATATCTAAATCCGGCCTCAACCTCGAAAGCGCCACGCCTAATGGTACTATTACGCCGCCTTCATCTCTTAGTGATATAGAACTTCGTAAATACTGCATAGAGCAGACCCGCAAAGATCAGGTGTATCTCCGGATAGAAGATGCTCAGAGGCTTTATGACTACATTTTGAATGGTAATCAGCGAGGAAAGGAGGTAACAAATGAGCATTAAAGAAATACTGAGTAGTGATTCAAATTTAAGTGTAACAATAAAATCTACTGATTTGAAAGAGTTTGCGGATCATATTATAAAACAGACGATCAAAGAGGTTTTGGCCTCTAATATGAAGTCGGATGAAGAGTATTTAACCGTCAATGAAACCGCAAAGATGCTTTGTGTTAATCGTAGTACTTTATGGAGTTGGAACAAAAAGGGATACTTATGTCCTGTTGAGATAGGCGGGAAGCGTCGCTATAAAATAAGTGATATTGATTCAATTCTTAAAAATAAACGGACCGATGAAGAACATGAATAGTCTTTCCAAGCACCTGTTTACGGTCATCATAAGCATAGTTACGGTTGCCGGTTGCATCTATGCCGGCAACGTAGAGATGAATGATGATATCCTCTCAGGTATGAGTTTTGAGAAGTACCAGTACATCCATGATCGTATCGGTGATCGTGCCACTTCATCGGATGTGGTAAAGGAGTATTTGCGTAATCGGCAGTTCTATGATTCAATCGCCTATTAAATTCAAATCTAATCAGAAATGGATAAAACAAAGTGTATAACCTTCAACAAAGCTGCACAAGATGCTTTGCCGGAACATATCAAAGCTAAAATGAAAGCTGACAGAGGAAAAGCTAAACGAGAGGCATATAAGAAGCTATGTTATAACTTCGAGTATAAGTTTGGCTCTAATATTCCCCAATGTGCGTTAAAGTCCGGGGTGTGTGATGAAAATTGTGAATATATGAAAAACTTAAAAAAATAGATATGAGCAAAGATAGATTACAAGAAATAGCAAAGGAATTGGCAAATAATGCCAATATGCCGTACTGCTGGGAAGATATCTATAATCGTTTGATTGGTGGTTATCCTCTTCCGTTTAAAGTAGAAGTCAAATAGCGTAAAACGATAAAAAAATGAAAGAAAGACCGCTTGATTTTAACAGACAAAATAATCCTGCTATTGTAGAAGATCCTAACGGAGAACTGATAACTAAACTGAAAAAGCAGTATAAAGAAATTTGTCAAAATTTAGGATTGGCTATAATGATACTCGAAAAGGGCAGCTCACCGAAGGAATGAAAGAAAATATCCTTTCTCTGACAGACCATAACGTGAATGAGTTTCTTACCCAAATGGGGTATGAAGGTGTACTTGCAGAGAAACAGAAGAAAAGAACTGAAGAAATTCGTTCACTGCATAATGAAAATCGAAAATTGCGCCATCAGCTTGGGGAGAAGGTTTCAAACGAAGATGTTAGAGAACGATTGAAGATTATGGTATCATCATTTGAAAATTGGTGGACTGGATATGGATTTGGACATGTTAACGACTTCTGTTTTGGAGAATATGTTGCAAAAATTTCATTGAGTGGTATGGTTTTCGCTTCCCGTGCCTCAAATGCAGGAGAAGAAAAGAAAAATGAATACTTATCCCGTTTAGGGTTCGAGATAGAAGATGGAAGAGTGATCTACAATGACAAATCCATTGCACTACTGAAAAAATTGCTTACTGATAAATATCCAAGTATTGATATTTATAACATCAACCTGACAACTTCGGCTTTGAATGGAATACCTGTTATTCAGGATGTGGTCGTTTACTTGAGAGATTTAAACGATCTCACCGAAACAGTGGCGCTTACTAAGTAATTCACAAAATAATTAATTCAAACCAAATCAGAAATGAATAGTGATGGTAATAAAATTCTGGATGCTATTAAGAGAATGGCAGCAGATGACAATAAAGGTTTGAGAATGACCACTACGATAGTCGATGTTAAAGATGATCCGCGTGGCTCAGTCGTTGGCTTTGGGACTGAAAAAGTTTGCGGAGATGATGCCCTTGCCCAGACAATGGGTTTACCAGGTAAGTATATGGCATGTGCCTTTTTTATAGATCGAGAAGAACTAAAGAAATACCTCTAAACGATAAAGATATGAATAAGTATATCAAGCCATTTACAGTCCTGATAGTGGGCATCGCTATCGGCAATAGGGTGTTTAATCATCTCCACGCATGGCTGGGCGTGGCAATAATTACAGCCACAATAATTTTCTTTATTTACAAACTTACTAAAATTATCAAAAATGAAAAAGTTGATTAGTTTAATGTTGGTCTTTATGACCTTATTATTTGTATTGGTTTCATGTGAAAGAGTTGCCCCTAACTATGCCGGCGTCCTTATGGAAAACTACGGCAAGCAAGGCAAGGAAGATTTTAAGGTGGTCTCCGGCAGGGTTTCAACGTGGGATGGGGGGACAGAGTTGTTCCAGGTTCCGTTGTTTGACCAGCGGGGAGAGTTCAGTGCACCGGTAACATTAAAGGCGGCTGATAATACTGAATTTAGCGCTCGTCCTTCATACTCTTACAAGGTAATAAAGAGTCGTGCTATAGATGTCGTATTTGATAACAAACATATTGATAAAGCCGAAACGGAAACCGGAAAAGACGGTTTTATGCAGTCATTGGAAGATAACATATTAGAACCCCGCATCTACGATCTTATAAAGGAAGAGAGCCGGAAGTACAAAACCGACAGTCTTATGGCAGATGGCGGATCGCTTGTCTTTGAAAAGCGTCTGGAGCAAATCGTTGAGAAAGAGTTTGATAAACGTGGACTGCAATTGTTAACCTTTTCCGCTCAATTGGAATTTTCAGATAAGGTTAAGGAAAAGATTGATAGCCGAAATGAGGTAAACACTAATATTTCGGTTTTAGACCAGCAGATTGAGGAGCAGAAAAAGCTTAATGAACTCGAACAACTGAAAACCGAGCAGGCTATTATCCGGTCAAGGGGATTAACGAAAGAGATTCTTTATAAGCAGTTCATTGACCGGTGGGATGGGAAAACGCCGCTTTATGGAATTGCTCCTGAGTTTTTGAAGATAGCTAAATAAAAGAGCTGGCATACGGAATCTAAATGGATTCCGTATGACTCTTAACAGAATAAAACTGAATCAATAAGATGAAGATACAAAACTTTAGTATTCCCCCCGAATGTCGGCATGCCTCTGTTGAGGCTGTAGACAATAGGTTAATAATCACATTTGAACCGGAGAATCTTTCAGATTTCTTCTGTCAGGAAACGGACCATATAGAGCAGACTCCCAGGATCGGTGATTTAGCTTTGTTCTGGGATACCGCCTATAGAGGTTCCGCCATTATTGCCCGACTGATAGATGAAGACCGTATAAACGGTGTACAGGCGTATCAGGCCGCCAATGATGTCTGGTACGAAAACGCCATCCGCTTTCGAAGTGACGAACAATACCGCTTAATAACTCAAAGGTATGATGTGGAAAAAGAAAACGACTGATTTAAAGAAGAAGTCTCCTAATCTGAAGAACAAGTTGGATACTGTGTTCAGCCGCTTTATCCGTTTACGTGACGCCAGGAAAGACGGGACATTTCAGTGCATCTCCTGTGGGAGGATTTTGCCTCTGGATCAGGCGGATTGCGGGCATTACATAAACAGGCAGCACATGTCCACCCGATTCAGTGAAAAGAACTGCAATGTCCAATGCCGATCGTGCAATCGTTTCGATGAAGGCAACATGCAGGGTTATCGCCGTGGTCTGATATTGAAATACGGTGAACCTGCGGTTCTGTTGCTTGAATCCATGAAGAATCAGACAAATAAGATCTCCGATTTTGAGTACAGTGCCATGATCAAGTATTATCAGGGCGAGGTTAAACGTCTGAAGGAAGAGAAGCAGATACGCCAAATATGACATATATGGAACTTTTGAAAATATGAAAGTGATACATGTGTATTTGATCTTCAAAAAGAAGAACTACTACTTCGGTTCTCTCAGTGCCATTTTTGAGCATCTGGATGAAACCGACATAGGAATTAAGAAGCGCACATTGCTGCATCGTTCGGATGAATCCACCATCTTGACAGATAGGGCGATCATCATAAAATCAACCCTGCTTAAATGCAGGAAACATGTTAAACAATAACCAATGCCGGTACCAAAGGATGCCGTCGGGAGTGTGCCCCGGTTAAGTTTTATATTTTGCAAACCACTCCCCGGGGACTTCTCCCCGGGATTCGGATTCCCCCGGAGTGGGAGGCTTAAAACGCTCAGCTTATGAATATCCCCCAAACCATCCCGCGTATTGATTGCAAGGCATTCGCCAAATGCGGAAAGAAGTCTTTATCCCATTGCAGGCGGTATAAACTTACGGACGAAGAGTGTATAAATTGCCGGTTGGTCCATCGACGGGAAAGAAACAATTACCGTACTTCCCCCGACGGTCGTTTAATGAAACGGTGTTCCATCTGTGGCGAGTGGTACTATCTTCACCGTTTTTACCCCAGAACTTTAAATCGGGGAGAGAAGGTCTATTCCACCTTCAGTTCTGAATGCAGAAGGTGTAAGTCTTTGAAAGCATCAACCTATCAAAAAGCAAGGCGATGAATAAGAATAAGGGAAAAGAAGAGGAAATCAGGCAGAAGGTAAAGTGTGATTGCCGGCAATGCAGACGCGCCGGCCCGGTTGAGAATTTCATGGTGTATTGCCCGATACATGACTGTGGCCGATCAACCGGCCTTAGAATGTGTATGTATTTTATAGAGAAGAAGAGATGTTCGACAAGATAACCATAAAGGCAACGATTGATACGGCGGATATTGAGACGATCGTCTTACGAAACTATTTGGAGGAGTGCACGGAGGGTGATGAAGTCTATTACAAGTCTACCGCTTACGCCAACTTTGACGGTTGTTTCATCGAGATTCGCGGTAACAGGTTACGGTGTACGTGTTCCATTTGTAAGCTCTATTCCAAGGGAAAGACCGGGAAACTGGATAACAGCCGCCCGATAACTTTCGCAATGGCTGTAAGGACAATCAAAGAGCTGCTGTTGAGGCTATGTGTCCGGATTGAGAATGCCGTGGTAACGTATTACGAGATAGGTATCACAATGAAGATGTCCCTTCCTGCCGATTGTTACATTAGACAGATGTATGAAGTCTCAGGAAAGCTCCTTTGGAACGATGCCAACTATTCGGCGTTCAAGCAACAGACAACGGAGAAAAGCAAGTATTTCCGGAAGATCCTGAAGGTCTATGATAAGAGCTTTGAGGCTGGGGAGAAAGGACGGAATGTCGGGGCTAACATTCTTCGTATCGAAACGATATACAAGCACCAGTCTGTTTCGTTGATGGAGCTAACGGACAACCTCTTCTTGTCGAGGATCGGCCGTATATTCTATAAGGACTGGTCAGAAATATGCTTTACCAGAGAACTGTCTGCGGCCAAGGGCGTAAAGGTGTCCCAGCTTGAAAGGGCCAGGGAGATATACCGGATAGGAGTTACCCGGTACAAGGAGCGTTACAAGAAGCTTTATCTTTCGGGTAAGCTGACTAAAAAGCAATGGGAGACTATACGCAATTTTGCCCGTAGCTGGCCGGAAGAGCGTGAGAAGTACGTGGAGGAAATAGGTGACATGGAGCGTGAATTTAAGGACAAACTTTTATCAGGCTACCAGACAGGGATATTTACGCCCATTTGCAGAAAAATATAACATATTGAAAATCAGTATTTTATCTGTAAATACAAAAAGCACCTTATGGTGCGCAATTAAAATGTTGAAAATTAAGTGATTACGTTTTTAAAATCTAAAATTTAACACTTTTCGGCAACTTGTCCTATACAGCCCGCAGGGGTGTCGGGAACCGACTTATAAGGGCTGATAAATTATAATTTAAAAACTGAATATATGAAATGTGAAGCAGAAGGTAGAATTTTGGTGGAGCTGCCATCCACTGGTGGAGTTACCAGGGATGGTAAAGACTGGGAGAAGAGAGAGTACATCATGGAAACCAGCGAACGTTATCACAGCAAGATGCGCTTTTCCGTTTGCAGTTTCGATGGTCCTGTTGAGAACCCTCCCAAGGTAGGAGACAAGATCAGAGTTAACTTTACCGTTGAGGCCCGCGAATATAAAGGGAACTGGTACAATGAAGTAAGAGTGCATCGGACGGAGAATATTAACCAATAACATAAAAAGATATGAAGAAAAAGAAAGAAATAATGATTGAGTTGGTATACGATATTCCGGCTCTGATAAGAGTAGAATACAGGAACTTTCCTTGATTGAAATAAAGAAGAAAATTCGTGATCAACAGGTTATAGATTTTCAAGAAGACATTCTAAGAGTTCTAAAGGCTGTAAACGAGATCGATTTTATTAATATGGACAGTAACTAATAGCTATAATTGATATGAATATGAAACAGACGGTTCAAGAAAGAGCAAAAGAAATGTGTGAAGCGTGGGGAATGGAAGATAACCACGGTTACAGCGTTAAAGATACCTTTCAAGTAGGGTTTGTGCAAGGCGCAAATTGGCAGGCAGAGCAATCTCCGTGGATAAAGGCTAAAGACCGGCTTCCATTTGTGGACGAGGATGATATATCAGGGCAGAGCGAACCAGTGTTAGTCATAGCTTCCGCCAAAGGACATTATGAACCCGAAATATTGGTTTACAACAAACATTACCATGTGTGGGACACAGCAGATGCGGATAATTACTGTTGTGATGTATCCGATAATGACTTATGGATGTATATCCCAAAGTTTAATTAGTGACAATACAGCAATGGAAACAACGATAGATAGTAATGGTCTGGGTGGATTTCAAACCAGGCAGGATCGGATACTGTGTATTCGTAGTCAAATTAATCGCAGCAGTGAAGAGTTAGACCGGATCAATGAAAAGCTGGGAGCTAAAGACACTCCCTTGGAAGAGTGGCTGCGTCTTTCGGATATCCGTAATAACCTGACGGTTTCTATACACCAGAAGGAGGAAGAGTTGTCACGGCTGACGGATAGCCGCCGGCTTGATCAGCCTAAGCGGGCGAATTATAATTATTGATATGTTTTAGAGGATTAATAAGTCGTATTGGAATGGGAAACAAAAGAAGGTCAGTCCGATTTGATGAACATACTTGGATGCTATTGAAAGAGGTATCTGAGAAAATGGGAGTCAATATGTCAGTTGTAATCAGGAGCATGGTTGCGCGCAGTTTGAGGGAAATAACGGATGATTCCGGTAATCTGATTCTAAATGAGAAACAGGTACAAGCGAAATAGTTATTATCCTAAGGTGGCCGAAGCAATCGGAAAGAATTATCTTAAGCTTCGATCGCTTTGTTGTGTCGAATTCGATACGTTTCATGGCTCACTATCTCGTGAGGACATCTTTCAGGACACGGTGCTTTATGTCATTCAAGATGTTGAGGCCAGCCTGTTAGAATCGGAAGAGGATATTATAAAACATTTTTGCTATCGTTACAAAATGATAGCATTTCAGATAATTCAAGATTCTAAACAATTAAGAGAAATACCATATGCCGACTATTTACAAACCCAAAAAGAGGGAACAGAAGAGCAATAATATGTATGATGATACCCGTCGTAAGATATATAATTCAGAGCGATGGCGCAAGCTTCGAGCATGGAAGATGGTGAATAACCCTCTATGTGAGGTATGCTGGCAAAAGGGATTGGCTACACCGGCTGAGGATGTTCATCATATCGTATCATTCATGACTACGAATGATCCTTTACAGCGTAAATCATTAGCATACGATTATGACAACTTAATGAGCCTTTGTAAGCAATGCCATCAGAATATACATAACTCAAAATAATAACAAAAAAGTTATTGGAATATTTGCTTAATAACAATAATGTTATTATATTTGTAGTGTCAAAAAACAAAAGCAATATGGGAGAAAAACCGGTAAGTAAAGAACGGATAAAGTTAGAGAAGGATTTGCTGTTCTACCTTCGCTACTACAAAGAGCTACAGGACAGAGGGCATTATAAACAAGAGCTTGATTATCAAATCGAGTTATTAACGAAAAAGTTAAAGGAAATGTAAGTTGTCAACCGCCTCCCTTGAAAGACAGGGAGGCTAAATAAAGAAGTTATGAAGACAGATATAGAAAGACTAAAGGAACGCTTTGCCAATGCTAATACCGAAGCGGAGATTGAGGCAGTAGACAAAGAGATGAAAGCTTTGGCGGATCAAGATATGGATCAGTTTGCGGAAGGTTTGATAGAATGCATCAAGGACACCAACAAAGAAGCGGATGAAATATTACTAAGAGAGAAGTTGGAATCGGTGTTGCCGTTTATCTCTGTTTCAGCATTAGCCAAAACATATTTTAAGAGGTCTCCCCAGTGGTTTTACCAACGTTTAAATGGAAGTATTGTCAACGGGAAGCCCATTCGGTTTAATGATGCTGAGTTAAAAACCTTGGCCGGTGCATTGACCGATATAGGTAAGAAGATAAGTCAAGCTGCTGCTTTTGTTTTTTGACGATAACTAAGCAATAGTTTGTGGCCCCATCTGTAAAGGTGGGGCTTTTTTGTTCCACTTTTCGTGGAACTATATGTTAAAACGCAGTCTGCTATGTTCCACGGCAGTGTTTTCGTGAAACAATGTGTTAAAATCGAATTAATATTGTTCCACGGGTATGGGGTTGAATTTTGAGCAAATCGACTTCCGAAACCTCGCCCAACCCTTCTTCACACGCACGGAATTTTTTCAAATTTTGAATTTGTTAAAGCATTAACGTTTTATTTGTCGGACATTCATGTGGTTATTATAAAAAACAGAATATGGTGAAATTTGTAATGCCCGATAATTTATCCGATGAAACACAGAAGTTTATAAAGGATGTGGTAAAAGAGCTAAATGCTAGAAAAGCTATTCAGAATATTGATCTCGGAGCTATTAGAATGCTTGCAACCAGCTACGAGATGTATATGCAGGCAACTGATATCCTGCTTAAAGAAGGCCCCGTTATTGAGATAAAATACGAAAAAGCAGCTAATCCGGCTCAAAATATTGCCACTAAAAACTATGCTCAGGTAATGAAAATCATGACAGAGTATGGTTTGACTATTAAAAGCCGTGGAAATATTAAGGCTATGAAATCAGAAGATAAAAATGATTCTCCTTTAGACCAATTTTTAAAGAAAGGGGCCCGTGAGAGACGATGAAAGGATACTATCAATATGCCGCTGATGTTAGAGATGGCAAGATTGTAGTGGGAGAGTTTATTAAGCAGGCCGTCGAACGGTTTTATGTTCTTTTTGAACGGGATGATATAGATTTTAGAGAGAATCGGGCGGATTATGCTATTGAATTTATTTCTTTGTTGAGGCATTACACCGGTCGTCATGCCGGAAAATCGTTTACGTTACTGCCTTGGCAAGAGTTTGCAGTAGCAAGTATCTACGGATTCTATAAAAAAGATGAGGATGGCTCTTGGTGCAGGTTGGTTTCATCTGTATACATTGAGATGGCCCGTAAAAATGGCAAGTCGGCTTTTGCGGCTGCACTTTGTCTATATCATCTTATCGCCGATGGCGAGTCGGCTGCGGAAGTCTACTTGGCGGCTAACAGTAAAGATCAGGCAAAGGTTAGTTTTACAATGTGCCGTAACTTTGTATCCGGGCTTGATCCTAAGCATCGGTATCTTGTGTCTTTCCGCGATCAAATAAACTTCGATAAAACATTGTCGTTTTTGAAAGTGCTTGCCGCTGATTCCAGCAAATTAGATGGCCCTAATCCGTCTATGTTTTTACTTGATGAATACCATGCGGCTAAAAATTCAGGTTTGAAAGATGTACTCCAATCCGGGCAGGGTATGCGTGATGATCCGATGAGTATCATTATCACTACCGCCGGTTTTGATAAATTGGGTCCATGCTACCAGTTTCGTGAAATGTGTACGGAAGTGTTGAAGGGCTTGAAAGAAGATGATACCCTTTTTGCTTTGATTTATGCTTAAGATGAAGGGGATGATTGGAAAAATGAAAAAGTGTGGGGCAAGAGTAATCCTAATTTAGGGGTCACAGTAAAGCCTAAATATTTGAGGGAACAGGTTCAAAAGGCAATAAATTCTCCTTCAGAAGAAGTTGGAATCAAAACGAAGAATATCAATATGTGGTGTGATGCGGAAACTGTTTGGATACCGGATCACTACATCCTTAACGCTTCTGCCAATCTTGATTTCGAGCAATTCCGGGACATGGATTGCTATGCAGGTATTGACTTATCAAGTACGAGTGATCTCACCTGTATGAGTTTTATGTTTCCGACTCAGGACAAATATTACTTTAAAACCCTGTATTATCTTCCAGAGGCGGCGCTACAAGAAAAACGATTTAAGGATTTGTATGGCGATTGGCGTAGGCAGGGATTGATTACCATTACGCCGGGCAATGTAACGGACTATGATTATATACTCAATGACCTGATGCGTATCCGGGAGATTGTTTTCATTCAAAAAGTGGCTTATGATGCATGGAACGCAACACAGTTTGTTATCAACGCCACAGATCAGGGGTTGCCGATGGAGGAGTTTTCCCAAGCATTGGGAAACTTTAACCGTCCCACAAAGGAAATGGAGCGCTTGCTATTATCCGGACGGGCAGTGATTGACAACAATGTCATTAACCGGCATTGTTTCCGCAATGTGATTATGGCACGGGATCGGAATGGAAATACCAAACCGTCGAAGCAGTTTGAAGAGAAGAAAATAGACGGAGTAATAGCCAAGCTGGAAGCCCTTGGCATTTATCTGATGTCTCCGCGGTACGGGGAATTCTATTAACTGTCGGACAATTTTCTGGTTAGATGGTAAAAGGAAAACAATGAAAATACCAATTCTAAATATTGAGATTAGAAAAGCGTCCAAACAGGAGGTATCTAATATAGCTGCTTGGAGTTCCGGTGGAAGATCGCTGTTGTTGAGCCGTGATAAGCCAATGTTGCTTTCTACTGTTTATCGGTGTGTGGACTTGATTTCTGACAGTGTGGCTGTCTTGCCATTAAAAACCTATCAATTGGATGAAGAAGGTTTTAAGAAGGAGTGTAAATGGCATCCGGCTTACCATGTTCTGAATACAGAGCCTAATGAAGACATGACCAGGTACGTCTTCTTTAAAACATTGATGGCCTCAGTCCTTTTAACAGGTAACGGTTATGCCTATATCGAAAGGGATGGGACGGATTTACAACTAATCTATGTTCCTTCTTCCCAAGTAGGTATAGAATGGATAGTAGATGCGAAAGGCATTCGTAGAAAACGTTACAGGATTACAGGGTTTAAGGATCTGGTACAGCCTAAGGATATGATTCATGTATTGAACTTTTCTTATGACGGAATCATTGGGGTGTCTACGCTGACCCATGCCCGGCAAACGCTGGGTATCGCCTCTGACAGTGAGGCGCATGCCGCAGGATTCTTTAAGGGTGGCGGTAACGTGGCGGGTATCTTGGCATTTGAGGGCCGCTTGGATAAAAAACAAAAAGACCAGATCTATGAAACTTGGGAAAATCGTACTTCTTCTGTAGGGGGGAAACCCAATGGCATTGCTGTGCTTGAAGGGAATATGAAGTACCAGCCGATCACTATCAGTCCCAAGGATTCGCAACTATTGGAGTCCAGGGAGTTTAATGTGGTGGATTTATGCCGTTTTTTCTCCGTCTCTCCTGTTAAGGCTTTTGACCTGTCTAAATCGAGCTACTCCACTGTTGAGGCTACGCAGCTTCAATACCTGACGGATACGGTGCTGGCTGTCATTACCAAGATTGAGCAGGAGATCAATCGGAAAGTTTTTCTTAAATCCGAACGTGGCCGGATATTGGCTGAATTTGATACATCGGCAATTTTGCGTACAGACAAAAAGGCGCAGGCCGCATATGCAAAGGATATGTTTTATGTTGCAGGGATGACACCCAATGAAATTCGCCGGGAGAATAATTTGCCCCGATTAGAAAATGGAGATAAAGCCTTTGTGCAAGTCAATACACAAACATTAGATCGTGCGGTAGCCGACCCTGTCATAGATAAAAATTCCAAGTTGTCCGACAGTTCTGTGGTTAATGAAGAAAAGGATTGATTATGGATGAAAAGAGAGAAATAAGAAATACTGCCTATCAAGTGGTGTCAGACGAAGAAAAGCGCACCGTTGAAGGGTATGCTTTGCTTTTTGGCGTGTCTTCGGACGGTTTAAGTTTTGAAGAGGTGATTGAGCATGGAGCTCTGGATGGTGTTATTGAGAAAAGTGATGTATTTGCGTTGCTAAACCATGACCAAAGTCGGGGGATTCTTGCCCGATGCAATCGGGGGACTGGCTCGTTGACATTATCTATTGATAGCAAGGGATTGAGATACCGTTTTGAGGCTCCAAAGACTGGGCTCGGAGATGAGCTGATGGAAAATATCCGGAGAGGCGAGATCGCCGAGAGTTCTTTTTGCTTTGATGTAGAGGAAGAGACTTGGGAAAAGAAAAGTGATGGAACATGGAAGCGGACAATATTGAAAATAGGTCATTTATATGATGTCGCGCCTGTATATAATGCCGCATATAGCAAAACATCGGTTTATATGAGAGGCAAGGAGCAGGCCGAAGAAGATTTTCGTAAACAGGAAGAACAGAGAAAATCCAGAGAGTTGGATGAATATTACGAGAATATAGAAAAATTATTTAATAATTAATTTAACGATTATGCCAAGAGAAAAATCAATTACAGATTTAAAAGACGAAAGAACCCAGCTTTCTATCCGTGCTAAAGCGATAACTGATGGTGCGAGAGCCGAAAAACGCATGTTAAACGAGGGCGAAAATACGGAACTTGGAGAGATCCAGTGCCGGATGACTGACATTAATATGGAGATTGCAACCAAGGAGGCCGAGAACAGAGGTAAAGGGACTCCCCATGTAGAACCCGGTCAGGAACGCTTTTCTCTCCGTCGTTCATTGGCCAACTATATTTCCGGACAGGGACAGCATGATGCGGATGCTTCCGTTATTGAGGCGGCAACGCGCCTGCATAATAGCGCAGGGGTAACGAGGTCATCTCAAAATTCATTGGTAATCCCGATGAGCTTGGAGAAGCGGGCAATGTTTACGGCGGCAACCGAATCGGCTACGGGAGTGGTCATTGATCAGGAGCAGCAGGAATTGTTGCTGCCGCTTCAATCCTCTTTGGTCTTGGCTCAGGCGGGAGCCAGATTTATGACCGGTTTACAGGGGGATATTTATTGGCCGAAGTATAGTGGTTCCAATGTTTTCTGGGAGGGTGAAAACGCTAAAGCCAAAGACGGTGCCGGGCAATTCAGCAAAGGTGACGCCTATAAACCCAAGAGACTGACGGCTTATGTTGATATCTCCGAGCAGTTGCTTGTCCAGGAAAATACTTCGGTTGAGGCAATTATTCGACAAACGTTGGCTGCTGCTATTGCGCAAAAGGTTGAGCAAACCGCATTTGGTACGCACGCTCACAATGATAATACGCCCGACGGGCTGTTTCAGACAGTGCCGGCCATTAACGGTGTCATGGATTGGGCTAAAATTGTGGAGTTGGAAACCAATGCGGATATCAACAATGCGCTCTTTGGTAATTTGGCTTACATTATGCACCCGTCTTTGGTAGGTAAGGCCAAAACTAAAGTGAAAGATGCTTCTGGTGCCGGAGGCTTCATTTTTGGCGATAAGGGTGAAGGTACTCTTAACGGATATAAAGCGCTTCGCACCAATAACCTGCCTAAAGGCTTGCAGACCGCTAAAGATGAATTCGGCATTGTTTTTGGTAACTGGAACGACTACTTTATAGGTCAGTGGGGAGCGTTGGAAATCAAAGTGGATCCGTATTCCCGCATGTTGGAGGGAGTTGTACGCTTGGTGATTAATTCTTATTGGAATATGGGCATGATCCGCCCTGAGTCATTCTCCATTGCCTCAATGAAGTAAGCCATGAAGTACGTATCGTTAGATTTGGCGAAGAAGCACCTTTACATCGAGGCAGAATACACCGATGATGATAGTATCATTGGCGTATATGTTGCCGCCGCTGAGGGGGCTGTAGCTAATCACATACGTCGGGAGCTAGATACGCTGGAGGATAGTGAAGGGAAGTTGCCCGACCCTATTCTCTCAGCTATCCTTCTTGTTGCCGGAGGTTTGTTTCGGGATCGGGAAGTCAACTTTGTCGCGGAACGGGCGCGGGACAAAGTCGGTTTGCTGGACTATTTATTACAACCATACATTGATTACTCCAAATGAAAGCGGGACTGTTACGTGAGATTCTGGAATTCAGGGAAGAGGTGAAAAGCCAGGACCTGAACGGTTTTGTATCCAATAGATATGAAACGGTGTTGACTTGCAAGGCTTCGCGCCGGAAGATGTCTGCTGTTGCAGACAAGAGCGGAGTGAATGCCATGGAGCAATTTATCGGTAGTATTATAGTATTTCAGGTTCGGAATTATCCGGTGATTAAAGAAAACCAGAGGGTTGTTTATCGGGGAGTGGAATATGCGATAAAGATGATTGATCCACAAAGAGATAACACGCTTGTGATCACACTTGAAAAACTGAATACATGATACAGATAAAGACCATAGACAGGGAAAACATAATTTATCTAGTAGACCGGTTAGAGACCTTTGAGAAGGATAAGGCCATAAAAAGTGGGCTTCGGGCTGCTGTGAATGTTTTTCGTGTGAGAGGACGTAGCAATCTACGTTCGCGTCTATTGCATCATGGGAAGCAGACTGGGCATTTGATGAACTCTTTTACCACCAGGGTTAAACGGAACAAATTAGGGGCTTTGGCCGGTTTTGATCGGCCGGGAGGGAATCACTCTCATTTGGTTGATGCCGGAACCAAGGCGAGAACTACTACCGGAAAGAAAAGTGTAAGGGCGGGGGTGTCTCGCGGACTTATGCCCGCCAACCGATTCTGGGAAGACGCGAAAGTCTCCGAGGAACAGAAGGCGATGGATGCTCTATATGCGGGGATTGAAAGAGCCGTGCAACGTATTAACGACAGGGGATAATGAACAAGTTTAAAGTAACAACAGAGGTACGGACTATCTTGCAGGATTCTTTGGGTATCAAGACAATGGTAGGTGATAAAATATTTCCGTTGGTTGCCCCGAATGGAACCGAGGGGGATTTTATTATATATCAACGGGATGGATTCAAGCAGGAGTACACCAAGATGGGAGTTGCCCGTCAGGTTCCGACCATATTCGTAACTGCCGTGAGTGATAATTACACCCGCTCCCAGGAATTGGCAAGTCTTATCTATGATGCTTTGGAGGGGGATTTTGTAGATCCGGTAATGAAAATCAGGATGGAAGATTCTACAGAGGATTATGAATCCGGAAAATATTTCCAAGTCTTGCAGTTTTCAATTGATTAATATGAAACGTAAAACTAAAATTTTAAAAACAATGGCAACAAAATTAGATTCCAGCAAAGACATTTATCGGGGGGAGCTTATGCTTTTCATCGGTGATGAACCTATTGCTTTTGCTTCCAGCTGCGGGTTGGATGTTTCAACAGAAGAGATTGATATTTCTAATAAAATGATGGGGGACTGGGCCGGTTCGCTTCCTGGGAAAAAGAGCTTTACCCTGTCAAGTGAATCATTGTTAACCCGAAAAGAAGGTGCAATGAGCTTTGACACTCTTTTGAGTAAGCAGATAACAGGTGAGGTACTTGACTTTTTCTTGGGAAGCTCTGCATCTACCGATAAGGATAATTTCGGTGGAACTTTCACTAAGGATACAAAGCAAAAGAACTATACGGGTAAAGTAATTATCACGTCCTTATCCATTAAATCAGATAATGGACAGATTGTTTCATGCAGTGCTTCTTTTAAGGGAATTGGCGCCCTTGCCCCGGTTGAGCCTGTCGGGGTGGGAGGATAAGAAATACAATAATGATGAATATCGAAGGCGGTCCGTAGATGGCCGCCTTTTTAATTAATAAATTGGATGGAAGCAAGATTGACAATAAAGGCTGTTATCCGCTGGGAACAACTCAGGGGTAAATCATTTTCTTTAATGGACTATTCAGATAAAGAGGATGTAAACGCATTGCTATATACCTCCACAATAGTTGCTAAAGGAGAAGTATATACGTTTGATGTTTTTAAAAAGACACTATCCAACCGGAAATTGGTTCGTGAGATGGTATTGTCTTTGGAAAATAGGATGTCTGTATTGGCCCAGTTTCAAAATAAACGAGCTGGTACAGATAAGATAAATTCCGATACCACTCCGGGGATGATAGGCAATATCGTGTCAACGCTTATCATGTCCGGTCTGGATGCTACATATGCATTGGAGGAAATGGAGTTGTGTGATTTGCCCATGTATATTGAAGCCTATGAACGTAAACGTAAAGAAGAGATGGAAGCCAGCCGGTTATGGACATTCTTTACCATGTTGCCGCATATTGATTCCAAGAAGATGAAAAACGGGGCTATGGACCTGATAACATTCCCATGGGAGGAAGTAGAGGCGGCCAGGGAAGCGGAAAGAGCAATAAATGAAGATATAGACCGCTTCGAACAGTTTATGAAAGAGGGTAAGAAACTAATAAATAAATAGTATGGCAGGTAGATTATCATTTTCGATTGCGATAAACCTCCTGACTGAAAACTTCAAGAGAGGTACGAATTCCGTTAAAAACGGTCTAAGAGTGATGCAGATGCAGGTCTTAACTTTTGCGGCGGCACTGGGTGCCGGTGGATTGGGGTTGAGCAACTTTGTATCCCGTCTGATCGATGTTGCCAGGGAAACCAGCCGGGTTACCACTGCTTTGAAGAATGTATCCGGTAGCATGGCCCAGTTCGCCGATAACCAGCGTTTTTTGCTGGACATGGCGAAGAAATATGGTATTGAGATCAACGCGTTGACCGGGAATTACGCTAAGTTTACGGCTGCCGCTTCCATATCGGGCATGTCTATGATGGATCAGCGGAAAATATTTGAGTCTGTGTCCCGTGCAGTAACCGCATTTGGGATGAGTGCGGAAGATAGCAACGGCGTCTTTTTGGCATTATCTCAAATGATGTCCAAGGGAAAGGTTAGTTCAGAGGAGCTTCGTTTACAAATGGGAGAGCGCCTACCTATCGCTCTGCAAGCCATGGCAAAAGCCGCAGGGGTATCGGTAGGGGGGCTTGACAAGTTGTTAAAGCAGGGCAAATTAATGAGTAAAGATGTTCTTCCTAAGTTTGCTGAGGCTCTTGACAAGATGATTCCCAACGTAGATACGGATAATTTGGAAACTTCCGTGAACCGGCTTAAGAATGCATTCACTGAATTCGTGAATGGAACGGAAGTACAGAGCAAATATAAAGCCTTGATCGATTGGCTAACGAACGCGGTAAAGGTGGCGGCTGACAATATAAGATCGGTAATTACCTATACGGTTGCCGCCATCATGGTTATGGTAACAAGCCGGTTGGTGAATAAAATACTTCTGTCGATATCCCGGGCTGAGTTGGCTGCTAAATCCGCTGCACGCCGGGCGGCTAAAGATGCCGGCCAAAAATTCAATGAAATAGCGTGGAAAGCACAGAGAACTTCTGCCTCCATTAAAATGGCGTTCTCTAAGGCCGCCATGTCGATTAGGGCAACCCTGATATCCATGGCTCCTACGGCTATATTGACGGTCATTGGGGCTGTAGTCGCTAAATTGTATAATGCCTATCGGGAGTCAAAGCGTATAAAAGGGTTATTCGATGAATATCAGAAACGAATGAATGATGTTCCCTCAAAAACTCCTGAAATAATCAAGATTCGCGCTCTGCAAGAGGAATACAATAAGACCAATGTCACATTATCAGATAAGAAAAGAATTTTAGCCCAGATAAATGGGATTTTAGGGACTGAATTGAGTGTTAATCAAGATGTTAACAAAGTTATTGAAAAGCGTATATCATTATTAGAAAGTGCAGCAAGAGCCGAACTGGCTGCTAAAGAGGTGGCTGATAGCGAAAATGAATTAGGAAAGATTGGTGGTAAATCATATAATGGCAAAACGATACGAAGTATGGCTCCGGACTGGGCGATGGCTCGCGGGGATTTAGTAAAAGAGGAAAGATTTAAAAAGAAATACGATGTGCATACCCAAGATGCTTTAGGCTGGGAAAACGGGCTTAAAGATGACTTGAATGCATTTATCGAACACGCCAAGATACTAAAAGACGCTAAAGGTCGATTAGGCAAGGAGATTGCTAATTCTGTGGCTACGGCTGATTCTACACCTCCTGAACCTGATTCTAAAAAGACGGAACTTCAAAAGGCCGAAGAGAAATACGCTAAATCCTTAAGGGAATTGGATGCCCGCCGGGAAGTCGAGAAGATGTCGGAGTCGGAATATTATAAAGCTGTCGATGAACTCGGGAGGAAGATGTTGATAGAGGCCAAAGCGTCAGGTGACAAAGAGATACTTAATAGCAAATATCTCAAAATGCTTCAGGATGTTATTGATCATCCTTTATATGATGGGGCGGCCGCAGAGATGGAGAAGGTGCAGAAGGAGTACAATGATAAGGTTAAAGAAAATAAAACCTTGCTTTCAAAAGGACTTATCTCTCAAAAGGCTTTCAATGAACATCTTGCGGGGCTATCGGTTGAGGCCGCTAAGTCTGCCGCAAGCATTAAAGGAATCGGTGAGAGGGCTGATGCTTTTATCAAGGACATGCTGGATCAGGCGATATCACATATCCCATCCGTGAAGATGAAATCACGCGATACCACTTTTGATTATAAAAAATCAAAAGTGGATATTGCCTCTGAGAATCTTGATAAAGCAAAGGAATACGCAAAAGAATTACAGGAACAGGCAAAGAAAGTAGGTAAGGAACTTTCGGATGAACTGTCAAATGCGATAGCCAATGTCCCTACTTTGGAGGAGGCTTTGAAATTAGCTAAAGTAAAAGAAGACGTGAAAAAATTCACTAAGGAGCTGGATGAATCGCTTTACTCAGGGATCAAGGATATCGCTACAAGCTCCGATCGTGTCGTATCGGCCTTTACGAGCCTTCGTGATGTGATGAATGATGTAGATGCAACGGGATGGGAGAAAATCATGGCCATTTGGAATGCAATGATAAATACGATTGATTCTTTTACGTCTATAGTTCGTACTATTGAGAATATATCAGTTTTGGCTAAAAAGTTGGCTGGCGCCAAGGAGGCACAGCAAGGACTTGAGAAAAGTACAGCAGGAACGGTTGCAGGAACAGTTGTTAAAATAGCCGCAGATGAGGTAGCGACAAAAATGGAATTAGAAAATAGTCAGAAGAAAAGTGCGGCGGCTGTTACAGAAATGGCATCGAAGAGTACAGCGGCTTATGCGGGAATACCTTTTGTCGGGGCGGCTCTGGCAGCGGGACAAATAGCGACAATGATGGCTATGATAGAAGCAGCGAGAATTAGCGCTCCCGGATTTAATTCAGGGGGGATCTATTTAGGGGGCACATCTTTTGGAGATAAAGGATTGGCGCGTCTGAATAAAGGGGAAATGATTTTGAATATGACCCAGCAATCTAATTTGTTTGATGCTATCAACTCTGGTAATTTGGGGAGTTCAAATAGGGTCCAAATAGAATTTGGGAAAGCCAAGGTGCTCGGACCGGATATTCTGCTCTCCATAAATAACACATTAAAAAAACAAGGAAAGAAACCATTATGAGCTACGGATTGATTTATACGATTCCTTTTGCAAGTCTCCGTAATAAATCTTGCATTATAGAAATAGAGAAAGAAGGGTATGTGGGGGCTCCTACTGAATTAGTGGGGGCTGGAAATCCATTTACTGTAGATATCGATGATGATGATTTCTTATACGTCCCGTCCAGGTTCAGTACGGCCAATATCCGGATAGTAGGTTCGGATTATTTGCAAAGTTTGTTTTCCACAGCTTATCAGCAATACCGTGTAACATTTAAGCGTGATGGCGTGGTAACGTGGTGTGGCTTTATCAAGCCGGAGTTGTACACACAAGATTATAGCAGTACTATATTCGAATTGGAACTTGAATGTGTCAGCGCCATGTCCGCTTTGGAGTATATCGATTATAAACCCAAAAACGGGACAGAAAGAGGGTTTGTAACTTTATGGGAATTATTAACCCGTTGTGTCTCTGAATCTCGAGGCTGTTATTCAAACGTATATATTCCACATGTTTACGCAAAGGATAAATCGAATTATACGGCTTGGACAAATGTTCTGAAGGACATGATGATAAGTGAACAGAATTTCTTTGATGAAGATGACAAGCCAATGAAACTAAAAGAGGTGCTTGAAGAGATATGCAAATTCCTCAATTGGACTTGTGTGGATTGGAGGGGTGATCTTTACTTCGTAGATGTGGATCATGCAGGCGATTACTATAAGTATGCGTTGGACTTTTCCGCATATGCAACCGTGAGGGGATTTACTATCAACGTCCAAAAAGTTGGCTTTAGCGGCGATAATCATACGCTCGATATTTTGGGCGGTTATAATAAAGTAACAGTAAAAGACAGTAATTATCCGGTTGGGAATTTACTTCCGGAAGAGAGTTACGAAGATGCAAAAGTTCTTTCGTCACGTTTAAATACGAATAAAGATAGAAAATGTTACCGTCAGTTTCTTTATCCGAAAAACTGGAACATGTATCTGTATGATGGCGATACGGTTATCACCAATGACGATTTAGAGTTACGTGCTTATGATGCGCATAAACTTATAGGAGGAATACAGGAAAGGTACTGCAATTATAAAATAGTGGACGGTAAGCCGGATATTTCAGACTATTCGTTTACAAATGTTATACAAGCCAGGTGTTTGGGTGCTGTCGGTGACTTATCAATGATAGGCGGGCTGGAACTCTTAACAAAGATAATGGATTTTAAAGGTGCGTCCTCAGTGTACGAATCAGGGGCCTTTGCTGTATCTGGAAGCTATAAGACGATAGCGGATATGGATTTGATTCCTTGGGACAATAGCCGGGGCACGTACATGCCGTTGGCTGCTTGCCAATTACGGATCGGTAATAAATATTATGGCAGTACTAACGGATTGGCCCCATTCGCATGGTCTGCAAATCCCAATTATTTTTTTAGACTTCCCGCCTCCGAAGAGAATAACAAAGCCCGATTAGATTATGTATCCATTGAGAACCAAAAAACAATATATATGCCATATAAAGGTGTTTCAGGCGTAATAATCCCTATTGATACCCTATTATATGGCGAGCTTGAATTTACTCTTTACGCATCTAAAATACATAATGCTATTTTTATAAATGGATTCTTGTTAAAAGACTTTTCCTTTAAATATGGAAAGAGCACCGAGGCCGAAAAGACTACCGACAATACAGACCGTTATTATGAAAATGTCGTTAACGAAGACTACATTAACGAATTAGACGAAATCGAGTTTAAAATATCCAGTTACAACAATGATGGGGCATGCTATTCGAAAGTGATGATAGGAGAGGACTATCTTCGTGATAATTTGTATTCGGTACTGGTTGACAGGGCTATTCGTCCGGAGGAGCATTTAATCCAGCGTATAATCAATCGATATAGCACTACTCGTATCAAGCTAACACAAGAAATAGAAGAAACGATTGGTTTAACTCCTATTTCCAGACTGTCGGACAAATCTCTGGTTAATAAGATATTCATTAATGCCGGAGGAAGTATCGATTATAAGATGGAGCAGTTCCGGTGTATTATGATAGAGACATGAAAGACGTAAAGATTAAAACTACATCCATTCCTGCGAAACCCCGGTCAAAGAACTATCCGGCTGGGGCTGTTATCACCCGGACGGCTGGCGGCATTACTGTTAACGGCGGAGGCGGTGGAGGTGCTTCGGTTGACATTGTAAAGGCTACCGACACAAAGTCGTTTACCGATAGCAACGTACTGTCATCGCTCCGGACGCTGTTAGAGATCCGTTCGCGTATCATTGCCGAATCGGATACAACCACGGAATTAACCGATGATAATACGCTTTCTTCAAAGCGCACTTTGAAGGAGATAGATGCAGCGATTAAAGAGGCTTTGAAGAAGATAGATGATCTTTATTTAAGCAAGGTAAAAGCGGATATAGCTAAAGAGCCTATCACTTTCCTGAAAGGGCTGTTTGTTGGTGATGGGCTTACATTTATCAACGAAAGTGGCGACACGGAATTGCAATCTTTAGTTGCCCGGATGAAAGTTAAAGCCGCTACATTGGAAGTAACCGGTTCGGCCAATGTTGGCACACTCCATTCGGAAGGGAATATTTCAACAGGCGCG